CATGAGTCAATCTCCCTTTGCAAAACAAATATCCAACAGGAACTACATGTCTCCTGTAGGGTTCAAATTTATCCTTTCAAAGGCACCGAAGGTTGACTTTATGTGCCAGTCTGCAAATATTCCCTCAATCAGTATGGGAACTGCAGTACAAGCCACATATCTGAAGGATATTGCAGTTCCTGGTGACAAGGTTCTTTATGATGATCTGAATCTTAGATTCTTAATTGATGAGAACATGGAGAATTATCTCCAAATTTATAAATGGATTACTGGCTTAGGATATCCAGAATCTGTAGAACAATACAACACATTAAAAACAGAAGACCCATATTCTGTTATTAACGATATGGAACGCACAGATCCAAGATACTTTGAGTCTTCTGATGCGACTTTACAAATTTTGAATAGTAATTATCAACCAAACACTCTTGTTAAATTCAAGGATGTCTTTCCAACATCTCTCTCTACACTTGAGTTCGATGTGAGTGATAGGGACTATTCATATTTCACTGCACAAGTCAGTTTCAAATATACCATATATGAGATAACTGATCGAAATGGTGTTAGACTAGATAACAAACCAACCATTGGCGATACTAGATGATTCTAAACCTTGACATGATTCAGTCGATGTGGGAAGAAGATTCCAAAATCGATATTGATAATCTCCATGAAGAGTCACTGAAAGTTCCTCAACTTCATGCTAAGTATCATGAATTGATGAACAATTTGATTCTTTTACGTGCAAAAGCTGAACAATTGAAAAAGAACATTCGACATGATCGATATGAATACTTTTCAGGAAAAGCTGACCCAGATGTCTATATTGAAAATCCATTTCCCAAAAAAATTCGAGACAAAGACACGATGCAAAAGTATCTTGATGCAGATGAAAAACTTTCGGAGTCATCAATGAAGATCCAATACTATGACACAATGATTAGTTATCTTGATAGTATTCTGAAACAGATTTCAAACCGCACGTATCAAATTAAGAATTCTATTGAATGGCATAAGTTCCAAGCAGGGTACAACTAATGGACTATGAATACGAAGAACCATTTAATGATGAAGAACCCCCATATGTTGAGTTAGAGTTAGGTATCAGTGATGTTCATACCCTCTATCGTGCTGTTTGTAAAACCATAGAAACATGGCCAGGAGGTCATCCATTGGAACAACAGAGGTTGGCGATGTTAAAAGATTTCCTATATAGAATAGTATTAGAATACAAGTATAAAGTGCAAGAATGAAATCTTATAAAAATTTTAAAAAAGATTTAACTGAAGCGGTGCCTCTGGCACTTCCCTTCATGGCACCAATTGTTCCTAAGATTGTTGGTGGTGCTGCAGCTGCACTTGGTGCTGCGGGTTTGATACATCAATCAAGAAAACAGGGTCAAGGTAGAAGGTCACAACCCGTTGATTATGGACAAGGTGGCACAACGAGACCTACTCCCAAAAGTGTTCGAAGACCATCTAGTAAAATATCTCCAGCAGAATCACAAGCGAGACAAGCAAGACAAGATCGAAAAGATGATGCACTAGACAGAGCAAGAGAGGGAAGAAGTACTCAAACAGTTACACAATCAACTCCAACTACAAAACCCAAGAGAGAAAAAGTAGATCCAAGATTAGAAAGAGCAGCAGATCAAGTCCTGAGAGATCTTAGAAAATGAAAACATATAAAATATTCTGTGAGGACATTAGTCCTTTTCGCAATCCTGTTGGATGGTGGAATCAGGGAAGAAACGTTAATGTTCCAAACGAAAACAGAGCTTCCATCGGAGATCTGATGAAGGACGATTGGAAACAACGTCAAGGTAGGAAAGGTGCTGGTGGAAAAGGTGGATGGGATCCTACAAGAGGTTTCAGAGTTCAGGATGCAAGTAAAGGCGGACTTAATAGTGGTCCAACAGCTGCAGTAAGACAAGCATTTGAACGTCCTGTGAGAGCAGGTATACGGGGCGCACAACTTTTTGGTAGAGGTGCTAGAGCTGTTGGCTCTGTGATTAGTGGATTAGCATCACTTGGAAGATTGAAATAAGTTAACTAAATATCTTTAACTGAAGATATGTGAATGTCTCATTTGATCATTAAGAAAAAGAATGAAGTCTATATCACAATAGAAGCCGAACCACACGTTTATCACGAATTATCTGATCACTTTACTTTCGATGTTCCAGGGGCAAAGTTTATGCCTCAATATCGAAATAAGTATTGGGATGGAAAAATTCGACTATTTGATTCTAGAAAAAACGAGTTATATGTTGGTCTAATTGATAAGGTTATATCTTTCTGCAATAGACAAGGGTATACATATGAATTTGAAGGAAATAAGTTCTATGGATTACCAATTGAAGAGAACGCCCTAGTGTCGCCAGAAGGGGTTGCAGACTACATGAAAAGTATTTCTGCACACAAACCACGCGGGTATCAAATTAAAGGTGTATATGATGCACTGAGACACAATCGTAAACTTCTGATATCACCAACAGCTTCTGGTAAGTCTTTGATGATTTACTCTCTGGTGAGATACTTCGAAAACAAAAACAAAAATATTTTAATTGTTGTTCCTACCACATCATTGGTAGAACAAATGCATAAAGATTTTCAGGACTATGGTTGGGATGCAGATGCATATTGCCATAAGATCTACTCTGGTCGTGAAAAGATTACAGACCAACCAGTTGTCATCACAACATGGCAATCGATATACAAACTAGAGAAGTCTTTCTTTGAAAGATTTGATGTTGTAATTGGTGATGAAGCTCACCTGTTCAAGTCCAAATCCCTGGTTGGTATCATGACCAAACTGTTGGACTGTAAGTATCGGTTTGGTTTCACAGGAACACTGGATGGAACACAAACTCATAAGTGGGTATTGGAAGGACTCTTTGGACCATCGTATAAAATTATCAGCACTGATGATTTGATGACTAAAGGATATTTGTCTAAACTGAATATTAAAATCCTTACACTCAAACATCCTCCACAAAAATTTGAAAAATATGAGGATGAAATTCAATATCTTATTGGTCACAATCAAAGAAATAATTTTATTAAAAATTTAGCATTAGATCAGAAAGGTAACACACTTGTATTATACAGTCGAGTGGAAGCTCATGGTGCATTATTATTTGAACTAATAAATAAGTACAAGAAGGAAACTAGAAGGTGTTTCTTCGTTCACGGTGGTGTTGATACTGAGGATAGGGAACTAGTTCGTTCCATCACAGAACAGGAAGAAGACGCAATCATCATTGCATCATACGGAACATTCTCAACTGGTATCAATATTAAACGATTACACAACGTCATCTTTGCTTCACCAAGCAAATCCAGAGTAAGAAATTTACAGAGTATAGGACGAGTCCTTAGAAAAGGGGATAATAAGGTTAAGGCCACTCTATTCGATATCGCTGATGACATCACATACAATTCTTCAAAAAATTATACTCTAAATCATCTGATGGAGAGAGTGAAAATTTACAATGAAGAGAATTTTAATTATGAAATACTCACTATTCCGTTAAAAACATGTCAGAAGAATTCCTCGCCGTTATTAAGTTAGTATCGGGAGAAGAAATAGTAGCAAAGGTAACTCAATTAGAAGAAGATCAAATCCTTGTAGAATGTCCAGCAATGATGAACAGTTCTTCATCTAGAAGAATGAACGTTAATATTGTTAAGGTGGAACCCTGGATCAAATCTGGTAGAGAAACCACATATATAGTGGGAATGGACAAAGTACTCACTATTAGTGAAATCTTTGACGAAGACATTGCACACACGTATACTCGATTTGCAATGGCTTACTACTATAATATCAAGATGCCTAAACCCAATAAAATTACAAAGGAGATGGGTTACGTGTCGAGTGTCAAAGATGCAAGAGAATCTCTAGAGAAGCTTTTTAATCAAAGCTAATTTGTCTCATCACCCTTGACAGAGTTAGTCTACACATAGAATCAGTACTTGTCAAGCCTGATAAGTATGATATAATATTGTTATGAATGATAAACATACCAATGTCTAATGTAATGCCAAGGACTAGGAAGAGATCCGAACACTACGTAAACAACAAAGAGTTTCTTGCTGCGATCATCGCATATAAGGAAGAAGTTGCTCTTGCGGAAACGAGAGGAGAACCTAAACCTCGTATTACAAATTACCTTGGTGAATGCTTCTTGAAGATTGCCACCCACCTTTCATACAAACCAAACTTCGTGAACTACATGTTCAAGGACGATATGGTTTGTGATGGGATTGAGAACTGTGTTCAATACATCAACAACTTCAATCCTGAGAAG